AGAGGAAGGGATTGTCTGGCAATTCTCGCCATCCCTGCGAACGCATATAGGAGAGGAATTTGTGCGGATCAAATTTAATGAGGTGTTGCGGCTCGTCCTCCTTGGGAATGGTGCGCCAACTATCACACAACAAATACCCGCCAGGCTCCAGATGACGATAGGCCCACGCCAATGCACCATACGGATCCCACGCATGATCAAGCACGCTAATCATCAACACGGCTTTAGCCTTGACTGGCAAGTCCTCGGGAACGGGACCTTCAAATTCATGCGGGGTAATGACATCCTGTAAGCCATGCCGTTGAATGCGCCATTGTAAAAACTTCATGGTTTGCGTCTTGGCCAAATCAATGGCTTCAACCGGAAACCCCTTTTCGCCTAACGGCACATCGACATATCCCACACCACATCCATAATCAATGACCCGATCCCCGGCTTTAAGCGCCTTGGGCAATTCGTTAATGGCCCAATCCCGTGCTTGATCAAACCGGAGGTTGTAGGCGGAAAGATTGAGGACCGGCCATTGGCCGTCGTCTTGATAATAGGCCCGGACCTGCTCCCAGGTATCCCGCGGCTCAGAATTCCAATGGTCGGCACGAGCTTGTCCGGACGCGGCTTGCGTCACCATCGATTCGAGCTGCATGTCATCAACGACATAGTATCCTCGCAAATCCTCCCACAATTGCTGGCTGATACGTCCGAGTTCACGTCCATAGTGTGGAATGGTGCGAGACGTAATCGTCTTGGCCTCGCCGATATGACCTAATTCCAAACTGGTATCGACCCAGACTTCGAAGCCGGATTCTTCAGCCTGGGCACAGAAATGCACATCGGTCCCGACAATGCCATCAATCCAAAAGACCGGCTGCGGCAGGCGTTCCAAAACCTCACGCTTAATCAACATGCAGCCGCCACCAATCACGCCTTGTTTCAACCGATGCAAGCCACGATTGACAATGATCGGATCGAAATGATGGATAAAGTCCACGCCTTTGAGGCCGTCTTTCTTATTGAATTGTTTCATGATGACAGGATGATAGGCCCCACCCCGTTGATAGTAGAGTGCCCCGCAAATGTCCTTGTCGTGCGCCATCAGTCGTTTGACAAGATCCGTGGGCACAATCATGTCATCGTCCAGCATGAGCAAATAATCCACCTGATTAATTAAAGCCAGATCCACTAAATTGTTCCTCGCCCGGAATTGTTCGCGCTTAATAATGACTTTCAAATAGCAATCCATATCGGGGTTGTCTTTCCCGAGACGATAGGCCAATTGAAAAAAATTCTCCTGCGCTTCCGGAATGACTCCATGAAATCCAGCCACACCAATGAGCAGTTTGGTCTTTTTTGTCTCCGTAGGAGTGACCGCTTCGGGTTCAGTTCGTGAAAAAACGTTTAACAGTGACATACACCTTCCTTAACAACGGTTGAGGTTTTTCCAGCCAGTCCACATGATGGCGATACCGGACAATGGCATGGTCCGAGATCCATCGTTCATAGGCTGGAAGTTGTTGAATGGCTCCTTGTAGATGTCCAGGGTGTGGATGGGAATGATCAAACCAAAAGAGGGCTTGCCCGCCAGGTTTTAAGTGGTCCCAGAGCATCGTCACAAGATCCATGGGATTCGGCACATGCTCAAAAACATCGGTACAGACAATGGCATCAAATTGACCGATTAGTCCATTCTCGACGGTGCCCATCCCCACCGTATCCATCGGATACTTGGCGCGTAAATACGGCTGCACAATACCTTCGGTGTCTAACAACGTCATCCGCCCACCACGTTCAATCCAATCCTGCCGACAGAGTTCCGCGGTTCCACATCCATAATCCAGCACCTCGGCATCAGCGGACAGATGTTCAAAAAAGAGGGGGAGCCGTCGAACCGGCTCCCCAAACGCATGAAACCATTCCTGACGCAACAAATACCGGGGATCCTGATACATCCCCTCGCCCTGGTTCTTCCACAACCAGGTCATCAATTCATAGCCGCGTCGTCCGGCCACCTGGGCCAACGTCTCATCCGAATAGCCGAAATAGGAGAGGCCGAAGGCCAAGGCTGATCCGGCGGAAGAGAGGTCGGATTTCTTGAGACTCCCAATCATCTAAGGGAAACCACCCTAATTTGACTAGCACGATTTCCATAAGGGTCAGGCTGCGGCACCCGATGAGTTTCCGGCTCCCGCAGCCACACCCGCCTACTTGAACCATGCCATGGGTCACCAACCGATTGCAGCCCGCCTGGGCGCACCGCAAATAGCGCGGTGCCCCTTGTGGGCCGTTCGGCACATACACGTCCTGGCACGAACGCCAACCGCGTGTTCGCCACGTTTGTGGCCCTTTCTGCCAGGCAATCGGTCGTCGCATTAGAGACACTTCACGAAACAGTCACCTACCCAGGTCGTCGCACTGGTGGCTTTAGCCGCTGTATTGGTCGGACTCATCGCCACACCAATTTTATCCAATCGCCACGCCGGAATGGTCACGGTGCTGGCAATGGTATGGAGCCCATAGGCCGCAAATCCGGACGTGGAGACGTACAGAAAGGTGCCTTCCGAAATTTTAGAAGTCGCCAATCCTGACCCACCAGACATTCTGGCTCCACTCCGGTAGCCCCACACCTGAATCAGCCCATAATCGTTATGGGCAATGGTTTCGACCGCCACACCAGCTATGGCATGACGCAGGACACCGGATATTTTGGTCACACCCACACCATCCTCATCTGTCACCACGTCATGGGCCACCCATTGATTGGCCGACAGCGAAGCCGTGGAATAACTGTTCTTCATCACCACAAACACCCGTTCCGGGTCGGTTCGGTTCACTCGTTGGAATAACATGTGTACACTCCTTTATTTGTGTTCCCTATGGAACATCAATTAGCTGGTAATGGATTGGGAAATGCCGTACAACACGCCATTTTTCCGACGGTTGTTGGTCCCGATGGCCCCCATCCAAAGAATCTGCCCGGTCCGGGCATCCTGGTTTTCCGGTCGCACCATCGGCGTGGTCACGAAATTGGTTTCCCGATCCACAATGTATTCCAGACTCATGCTGTTAAGGAAGGTGATATTGGAAGTGGTCACACTCCCCACACCATCCACCACTTCAGCATTGGTCTCCACATCGGGGACGACCTCGTCCCAGACCAAGACGGCTTTGCGGAATTTGAGCCCTTCTTTGCCTGCCCCGCCGAGTACATCTAAGGTTCGCTCCTCGGTCACAAAATAGCGTTCCTGGCTTTGCAGGCTGTTAAAGTAGGTTTCCCAGGCCGTCTGGTCGCACACCGCCAAATCAGGAGGGCCCCCGACGCCTTTCGAACAGTCGTTATACATCGCGTTCATTTCCTGTTTCAGCCCGGCAAACGTGGTTGCCGTGCTGGAGGTGGCTTGATTCCGCCAGAAGCTATGGGTGTTGCCATTGATGTTCCCAATACTCACCGACCGCGAGGCATTCGCATCGACAATCGCTGGAATGGGCAACGGCCCATTCGCCGAGGTATCAATGGTGCCACGCCGTCGCAAGAACTGCCCGAGATTCGAACTGGCCGTAATCCGACCGGCCACGATACAATTATTGAGCAATTCCTTGATGCTGGCTTCCGCCTGCATGATTTTGGAATTAAGCAGGCTAATGGCCGCATGACGTCCACTGTTCTGCCGCTCTTCCTTCCGGCTGATGGTGATCGACACCGACAATTGCGCCCAATCATAGAATGCCGCCGTGATGCCGTCTTGGGGGGTGGTATCGAGTAAGCCATACCCCGAATAAATATCCGCCGTGGTGTTTTGGGCATGCATCAGGGGGACCTTCACGCGCTCCCCGCCGTCTTCTTCACGCCATTGTCCACGCATATCCAACCACGCCACGACAAAGTTGCCTTTGGTGATATTGTCACGCAGGCGCGGCTCCATGTTCCTGGCCGTGGTCGTGAGCAATGCCCCATACTCATCGGTCAGGCTGGAGGGCACGACACCGAATGCCATAAACAAGAGGGACCAATCCCCCAGATAGACTGAGAGACCAATCGCACTCAATCCAAACAGAATGCGGTACATCATAGTTGTCTCCTTACCACAATTTAATCCCGTCCTTGGCCAATGTTTTTTCCGCCTCCTCCATAGCCAATTCCGTCGCTTCCCGTGAGGTTCTGGCCTTCAAAATACGCTCCGAAGTATTGACGGGTTTCCGGGATCCATGCGAACTGGTGGGGATACGATTTTTCCCCGCCTGATTGATCCGATCCACGGCTTGACTGACGGACTGGCCGTTGCCTGAGACCAGGTTGAGCAACAGTTCCAACTTATTGCCCCACCGCCGGTCTTCGATTTTGTTGGATTGGAGAAACGCCAAGAGGTTGGTCATATCCGATTCATGTTGTTGCCACCCCGGAAATTTTTGATCTAATTGGGCTTCGAGTTGGGTAAACTTCTCCTGTTGCTGCTCGCTCGTTTGCTGATCAAGCCGCTCCTGGATGCCCCCGACAGCCGTGGAAATCTGCCCTTGGAGGCTCTTCCACAACCCTGGGGCCAACTCATTGACCACGAACTGAAGATCCGGAGAGACACTGCTTTTGAGACTGTCCACGAAGTCCTGTGGGACTCCTGCCGCACCACCCGAGGATTCCTGGCCCGATGACGCGGACGAGCGTGGCCCGTTGTCACCATTCGGCTGATTTCCTAGGTGAGGAAAGCGTTGCCGCAACACCTGTTGGGCATACGAATCATCCTGCCAGAACTGATTGATCTGGTCATACGCCTGGCGGATGTCCTTGACCTCCTGCATCTTCTTCGTAAAGGCCCCGTGCATCTTGGACCAATGCGGTTTGAGTTCTTCAGGCAGGTCTGCGGGGTTGATGAAACTCTGGGTTTGGTCCGGCTGAGTTTCCTGGCCGGTCTCGATCGCGCCATCACCCTGACCGCCGGTATCAAAGCCGGAGCCTTGACCAGCCGCGTCGTCAGCGTGGGCCGTTTCGGAGAGATCGTTGGGATCCATGTGCCACCTCTGAACACGTCAAGGCCGCGACATGGGCTGATTGGTGAGCTTGAAATTGGGCTGGATGTGCCTCGAATGTCGTGATCCCGCGACATGAGTGACACTTAATATCACCGATGACGATACCACGACAAAGTAAGTGATTGCAATTAGGGCAACGGATTTCCATTAGCGTCCGGTCACCTGTTGGCGAAGAGAGGGCTTGGGAGTGCCGAGCTTTTTCGCTTCAATGACCTTCCCGTTCCGAATGGCCAGCCGTATTTTTTGACCCGTCTTGGTGGTGGTCACGCGAAACTTGGTTCCCGCCGGTACTGGCATGGGGACCTCCTATGGTCGCCATCGACTCCTTAATTTCGTCCATTTCCCGCTGCTTTTGCTGAAGCTGCATCTTGGTAATGAACTCCTCTGTTTGAATGTCACGCAAGCATTTCGTGCAGAAATAGCCTGCCGGTTTTTCCGCCACGCCCCCGGTTGGATGCCATTGAAGGAGCAGTTTCTTGACGATGGGGCAGCCCCCTTCCTGCTCACCGCATCCGAGATTATTCCATTGTGGTATGCCCATGGGACTCCTCCCAGGCTATGTGATCGGCCAGTTTCGCTTCATTCTCAAACGACAGAAAGCCTAAATTGGGAAAGGCCCCCTTGTCGGTATCCGGCGCAATGAGCAGATACCCTACTTCCGTGAGGCCCACGCATGTCAACCGTATGGGAGGCTCAATGTCCACCAACTCTTCATTGGCCTGCCATTCCACGATCGGCCGGTAATAACGCAGGAAGGATTGGCCGATACGGTGTGCCTTCCGTGTCGTTTCCATAACTCGATCGGGCTCTTGCATCGACCCAAAGGCTTTCGCCAGTTTATGACTCATATCCAGCACCCTTTCTGCCCGACTTTGGTCCCAGCCAGGGCCACTTGATGTTTTTTCATTTGTTCCCGATGTTCGGCATGACTCCGGACCGTGACTGGCTGATCACCCATGTTATACATGGTCATGGGTCGCCCCTCTTCTAACCAACACAGGCCGGTGCCCACCGACAGGACAGGCGCGAACGTTTCGCCGCATTCACAGAGCAGGGTCCGACACCCTTTATCCTGCAACGTGTGAATGTATTGTTCAGACTGATGATGATTCAAACACTGGAGCGCGAGCAAGGGCATCCTTGACATTCTCCCAATCTTCTTCTGTTACCCCTGTGCAATAGATTGAGCAAGTTGCTGGACACTACTTGGGGTGGTCCCGTTGCCAGCCGCATTCTCCCCGCCCTGGGTGCGTCCGGCTTTCTGCATTTGAATTTGGTTCATCCGTTCGGCCAAAGCCACTAACTCATCAATCATCCGTTCGTTGATATGCTCGAATTTACTGGCCGTTTCACGCAGGAGTTCACGGGACAGCGCCAATTGTGGGGCCTGGCCAATGATCGTCAAAAACTCCAGCCACTGCCGACGTTCCTGATCCAGATTGCGTGGCTTCGTGGAGCCAGGCACGACGGTCACATCCGCCGCAAACTCCAGATCCTCTCGACTCAACGACTGCCACTTCATGTTCCCGATGCGTTCTTTAATCGCTTCACGCAGGCCCGGAAACGCGGCTTGATCTTCCGGCACGATACCAAAGACGCGCTGGAGGTAACTGTTCAAATCCTGATCCGCCACCGATACCAACCGGACCCAGATTCGAAGGGCCAACGTTTTTTGGACCAATTGCAGCATCTTCCGGCCCGAGTCAGACAGCCATTGATTGACAAGGCTTTGCATGTCGGCATCCCGTAAATTGGACGCCCGTTCACTGAAAATGGCCTCGGTGGCACTATTCGCATCGGGATCCGAAAGTCTCGCTCCGGTCTGGCCGGTAATAATCTGCCAGTCCGTCTGAAGGAGGCCCACGTTGCGCCAGGAGTCTGCCGTGACCGAGGGGTTGTCCATGGCCTTGGGCATTTTATTGAGATCGGTCACCTTGAAGGCTTCCATATCCACAGGCGATTGCAGAGCGCGGATGGCCGCGTCTTCATCGGCAAAGGTCCCTTCCTCATAGCCAAATTTGCGTGTGGCCCGGCGCGACCCTTCCACCTGCATCTTTCGCATCAGATTGTAATCGGTTTGAATGTCTTTCCAGTCATGCGTTTCCGGATAGGGCCAGGGCGACGGGTCCGGTCCGAGAATGGGTTGAAAGGTCAACACGGAATACGGATGCTCTTCAATGCCTTCCGGTAAGTCCTCTTCCAACAGCAAGCCAATATCCTCATCCTGCCCTTCGGCAATGACCACATGCTTGCGTGTTTTCATGTCATAGAGTTCGACATACATCATCATCGGATCGACTTCATCCCGATCCTGCGGCAGCGTGGAAGGCCCCTTGCCCCGCTTGGAGACTTCGCGGGAAATATTGGGTTTCAGGCGTTCCCGTGCGTCTTTGTTGAACCGGTCATCGTCTTGCGCGTCTTCCAGTGGCACGACCACTTCCTCGCCAATCCACGGCCACTTCGACGCATCCGGTCCGGCATCGGGAAATAGCATACTGCGCCCATCCACCCATTCCCATCGGTAAATTTCGTCGTTGATGATGAATTTTGGCTCTTTGATGGGTTCCCCTTGCATATTGATGATCGGCTGCGGCTGAAGGGTTTGCGGGTCCAAAATCGGGTTTCCTTCACTGTCCTGTTGCATGATGGGTTCCCCGGCACGGGGATTGGGGACGAGTTTTGGGTCATAGACGACTTTCAAGACCCCGATCCGGACAAAGGCCTGAAGCAGGGCGAGGCGGGTTTGCTTGGTGAGGTGCTGTTCCTGGGTCGCAATGGCTTCTAAGATACTTTCGCCTTGCGAGGCCTTCAATTCGTTGGTCGGTGGGCTGAGTCCGGGCTTGGGCCGGACGAAAAACTTGGGATTTTCCAGGGCCAGGGAGGGCATAATCGTCCGAATGGTCGCCCGGAAGTGATTATAGACGCTGGTGCCCTTGGTGCCTTCCGAAAAGTGCTTGCCGAGGATAAATCGCTCCAACTCAGCCACATCGTACTCTTTTTCCCAGTTTTCACGCAGGGTGCGGGCTCGGGTAATGCGAGTCGTCCATGTTTTCAGCGCATCACGCTCAGAATTGGCCTCACCGGAGGCTGATTTTTTGAACGGACGTGTAAAGAGGCCCAGAAACGGGTTTTTGGGCATTAGCGTGATCGTCCAATCTGAATTTGTTCGCGAAGTTTCCGGAATTTCGGTGGTTTGCGTGAGAGAGATGATTGACCAAGATGCTGTTGAAAGCGCTTATTGCTCACACGAATCATCTCGTTATCAATTTGCCCGAGCATCCGCCCAGACCCCTGGGGCGTCTTCGGTAGGACTTGGGACACATTCCGAGAAATCGCTTTGTTCGCCTCTGCTCCCGCTTTCCCCTTAAACAGATTTCCAGCCATCTTCGTGCCAATTTGCTTTGCCAATGATTTTGGCACAATGGATACCCCGAAAGCCGGGACAAACGTTTCAACTTGTCTCCTCGCATCTTCCGTCGCGTTTTTGGTTCCAAATCGTACAGTGGCCATTTATCCCACCATTTCCCGCTTATAGGTTTTGATGATGTCCCCGGTTTTCGCCGCCTTGACCTGTTTTTGCCACCAGGCAAAGGAGCAGGGCTTCTCTTCTGGCTTGGGCCTAGCATGTTTCGGCGGAAAACGCAAGAGAAACTGCTTCATGGCGTCCCACGCATGGTTGTCTTTATCCACCAACTGTTCCGGGGCATCTTTCGTTAAACATGCATTGGCTGACACGTCTTTAAACTGCAATTTGCCCAGTTCTTTAATCAAATTGGGACAGGCCGTGGTAATCCGGAGGGAGGGGGCCTGCGGATCGGCCCAGAAATGCGAGGTCAACCATTCGACCACGGTCGTATCGCCTCCCCGTTCTGCCGGGGTGAAGTACACCCGCTCCTCGTTCGGGAGTTGTTTCGAATACAAATGGGCAATGGACTTCATGGTTTCATCGGCCATGGGCCGGTCTTCGGCCCAGATGGAGGGATCGGCCAGTTTAAAAATTTCTTTGCCGTGATGAGGATTGCCGGGAATGGTGTGGCTGTCTCGGGTGCGTCCGGGCTGACCATGAATCACCTTCGCCATTTGATCATAGGGAATAAACGAGCCATAGGCTTCCCAAAACATGACGATATTCCCGTCGTAATCAATCCCCGCCACGAGATAGCAGGCCGGATTGCGCCAGCCATGGTCAAACGAGCCATAGAGTTTATAGCCATGCGGCTCAAAGTGAGGAATGACAATCTTCGCCCCGCTGATCCATTGTTCCCATTCCGGAAAACATTTGGTGCCCCCCATCGCTCCGTACTGAATTTCCATTTCCTTCTGCCAGCGTGGTCCTTGCAGGCCACCGGGGTAGCCTTGCGCCTGTTGCGCCCGCCATTGCTCTCCCAATTCCGTGCCCGGCTGCTTGTCAGGGTCGGAGGAGTAATGCAGGCGCAGCACCGGAATATGATCACTGGTCAGTCGCGGGGTGAGCCCGTGCATCCATCCCTCTCCCGTTGTGTCGCAGACGCCGCCTTGATGCTGGGGACCGCTTCATGGTGCGTCTTCATCGTCGGACACGATGTCCCTGGCCAGAATGGCCCGAGCCTTCCACAACAGTATTTCCTGATTGGTCATCGGACGCATTCGTATCGTGGACAGCCGTTCATTGCGTGTCCGACACCACGGGCACCACGCCTCACGCAGATAAAACGCATACCCCTGATCCACATCGAACGTTTCTTCCTCATACCCCGTGACCCAATGCCAGCCGAACAGACAGCGCACGGGCTTCATCGCGACGCCTCCACAATGTCGGCAAAGGCCCCTGGATTGGCGCTACTGGCCGCAATAAACTGGCCTCCGCCTTTAATACAGGGCAGCGCCGCCGTATAGGCATTGCCGAATTCCGGTTGAAAGGCCGCTTCATCTGAAAAGACGACCGAGGGGGTTTGTGAGCGGATAATGTCCCCGCCTTCGGGAATGCCCCAGATTTGTGAACTGTTGGGGAAGAACAACCGGCAGTAGGAGCCTCCCCGAGGGAACAGGACGGTTTGCAGGTGTTTCGGCAGGTGCGTTTCCATGAAACTCATCCGGCCAAAGTGTGGCTCTTTCACAAAGACCAATGCCGCCGCATCGTCCTCTTTTTTCGACTGGACGAGAATGAGTTGATGGTCACGATATTTGGCCCGCCACAGCAAATAGGCACAGACCAGCCACGACACCATGACCTGACGGGATTTTTCAATAAAGCAGAGGCCGGAATTCGCACAGGCCTCCAGCCACTCCTGCGAAAAGCCCGCCCGTTCCGCCCAGATCGCGTCCTTGACCTCCAACAGTCCTCCTGAGACCAGGAGCGTATCAAGGGTGGCCCGCATATACAGCTTATCCGGCATGGGTTTGACGGGCTGCTCCAGATCGTGTTCATCCTTGGTCTTGAGGCCGGATCCGAAAATAAACCAGTGGGCATCCCGCCGCGCCCGTTCCTGCTCCGTGAGACGACGGGTATATTGGAGACGGGTTTTGGGGGAGGCCACGGCCATTTAGGAGGCACACTCCATCAGGATTTCATCCACCATGCCGAGCATGAAACCGCTCCTTCCATTCCTTTGCCGACTGGTCATACACAAAGAACGTATCCCGTCCCGGATCATAACACACCCGCAAGGGAATCGTCGCCCATTCCCATTCCATGGGCTGTCCTTGACTATCCAGCATCACCTCGTTATAGCCAATGCGAATGTCCACCTAGGCCTCTTCCCGCTCCAACTCTCGCTCATTCTCCTCGACCCAGGTACACACCTGTTCAAACTGCCACGGCTTCAACCCCTGTAACACTGAGGCTTGCATCGGCACCCCGCTCACCTTCATATGCCCGTCCGGTTGCCCCTTCACCAACTGTCCCAACCTGACCACCTTATCCAACATCGCCGAAATATTCGACAACCCCTTACTCCGTTCCGTCACCGACAGCGGGACACTCACCACCGCCTTACATTCCGGACACTTCACGTCCTTCTCATCCGGTGCCTCCTCCGCCCGCTGCAATTCCTTCGTCAACAACTTCAAGCCCTTCTCACTGACCTCCTCGGCCAACTCCGCATTAAACCCACCGGTCAATGCACTCATCGCCTGATTAAACACCTTATTTGCATACTCACGATCGTTTTCGTTCATGAGACACCTGCTTTCACCTGATAATCTTTGTGAATCGTGCCCTCGTCCGCTGATCCCCTGACCTGATGATCCCACCAATACGTCCCGACATGCTTCCCTAATAATGGCTTCTGCACCGTAAACGTCTTAAAATGGCCACGGCATAAATGTAAGGCCTGGCCTTTTGTTGAGGCTTCGCCAGATTGACGCAAGGCTTTCACGCGCCGCGTTAACGAATCAATTTCCAGCACATAATACTTATGGCTGGTCAATCCATGCTGCTTCAGATGTTTTTTCGCCAACCGTTCCGGAATCGCATGGGCCTTCACGTCCACATTACGGCAATTCATAAAGGTGAACGTGAGAAGGGTAATATGGACAAAAGATCTTGCGAGCCCCTGAAATATCTGTCCCAATTCACCATCAGTCGTTCCTTGATGGCAAAACGGCCTCACGTATTGTAATGCTTCTGGCTGAACGGACGTGGCATCAAACCCTCCATCCGGATGCGGGATGATTTGTCCATCCTCCGTTTGCCGTAACAGCATAAACACATTAATGTGTTTACTCAGAAAATACGGACTTCCCTGCGGAACCACGGCACATAACAGATTCAGGTCACGTGACCCTGGAATGGCGCGTTGCCTGACCAGGACGACCACATGATCCGGGACGGCGGCATCCATCCTATATCTTCCTTTTTCAGATGACCAGACCGTCCGTGGATTCTTAAATTCCACCGCCGTTTCCTTGAATGGCGCTCGACAACCAGGAAAATCCGTGCCTAAATCCCAGATTTCCTTGTTGCTCAGTTCCCAATAATACCGCGCCACATTATCTGCCAAAATCAATGGCACATCACGTCCACGGCAATATCGGTGATAAATTTCATCGAAAAGTTTCATGGCTCGTCATCATCCTCTCCCTTCCATTGTATACGTATTACTACCTATGAAGACCTTTAGAGTCGTCACGCGCGTTTCGGAGGGGATTAGCAGAAGCAACCGCATCGAAGGCAAAGGCACCCCCCTCCCCCCTACCCTTTCCTGCACCGACTCCCCTACCCATACCGGCTACTCCCCTACTGCCCATAATTTAGGCAAATCCCCTATTCCCTTTACAATCAATAGGTTAAAGGGTTTCTGTAAGTGGTTGATAATAAAGGCATTTGACATAATGGATGTTATCCGACATTGGCCTCGGGCTCTTTTGGCTTTTTGGGCTTTTTAGGACCTGAATGGATGCCTATCCTGGTTGGGACTAATCGTGACCCTTGGGCAATCCTCTGGCGATCCCACGCCTTGGCCATCCAATTCTTTTTTTCCTCGCACTCAGACTGGAATGCCTCGCAATGTATCTTAGCCTGGGACAGTTCCCAGGCCAGAATCATATCATCATTGGTATACCAGGGGTATTGCGTAAACCGTGGCGCGCCGGGTTTTCGCTTCTTGAACATCGGAAAGCCTTGAGGCATCAAACTTCTATAGATAGATGCTTCACTCCTGTATCCCATCCTTTGCGCGATAGCCTTGAGTCCAAAATACTCCGCCATAGTAATTATAATTGGAAACTTATTAAAATCCGATGTCAAGTAAAATCGTTTGAAGACCGAGTCCTAAGAAGAATATATATATATCTTATATATCTTAAAGAGCAAAGTTTGTGCCAATAAAATCTACTGTCAAAATATTGACAGTGGCGTCAAAATTTTGACTGATGCATATTCTTTAATTATTTCAATGGTTTATGCCAATTTCTAGGGGTTTACCCGTGTCAGATTTTTGACAGTCCAGGCGAAAAAACCTTAGACAAATATCATTGCTTATCCTTATATTTCAACAACTTATGTGGTTCTAGGAATTTGGCATGCGGCTTGCTAGATAAATAATAGAATTTATTACTAATCAAGGAGGGCGAGGCCATGTATGCACACTTTTTCAAAATCCGGGGCAAGGGCCAGCTAATCATCTCTCGGACACCAGAGATCCACACAGAGATCCAGAGGTATGAGGTGGCTGGACTTCGAGAGGCAAAAAAAATGGTATCCAAGGATGCCACCATCACGGCATGGAATTTTTAGCTATCACTAATCAGACTAATAAGGGAGGCAAGACCATGAAAAAGAGCAAAGTCCAACTACACAATAGTTTCCACCGCACTCAGGTATCCGTGATTAGCCATTGTACAGACCCATATGAGGCTTGGTTGGAGATCCAATGCGATGCTAATAGATCAGAGGCAGGACGGCAACGGCTCCGCCGGGTCGAAAAAGCTTTGTGCGGAGTGGCTTCGTGCCGATGCGGGATAGTTAGGTGAGTGATTGTCCTGCTAGCCAGGGGCTCCCACTGGAGCCCTAGGCTAGCCGGATTCGCCAAAACACACACTACCCAGGAGGCGACCATGGCATGGAAAACGAGACAAACAGGAGGTATCCGGCACTCGGATACGTGTACCCGGATTTTCGGGCGCTACGACTCGAATTGCCCACGGTGCCGGGAACTGGCGGCAGGGGCGCCGCCAAGAGCTGGATGGACGACCCGGAAACGAGAGGGGGGTACACGATTTCTACGAGAGCTGAGGGAGCATGATTGCGAGCGGGCGGGGTGTGGCCCAATTTGCACCGCGTTCGACTGGTAGTTTTTAGAAATGGAAAACCGGCGGAATCGTTAACTTTGAAGAGGAAGGAGAACAGCCATGCAAATCTTAAAAAAGAATCAGGAACTGATCTGGGAGGATACTCATGCGCACCTGAGAGCCAGTGTCGAATCTGCCGTCCGAAATGGTGCGGACCTCCGGGGTGCGCAGCTCCAGGATGCGGATCTCCGGGGTGCGGATCTCCAGGGCGCGAAGCTCGAGGGTGTGAATCTCCATGGTGCGCAGCTCCAGGGTGCGGATCTCCGGGATGCGGATCTCCAGGGCGCGAAGCTCGAGGGTGTGAATCTCCATGGTGCGCAGCTCCAGGGTGCGAAGCTCCAGGGTGCGGATCTCGGGGAGGATATCCCCACTGTTGAAAATATACACCTTCAAATTTACGAGGCGCTCCTCCCGAGTGTCGAGGGGGAGGGCATACCCCAAAATCTCCAGGATGGCAGGATCTCGCAACTATTGCGGCGTCGGACACGCTGATGCAGATAGGGCGAGACTGGGCGGACGCGTGCAACGCCAACGAGGAAGAATCAGGTGAGCATGCCCCAACGATCCAAGTGGTACGGGTTGAGACGGGAACCAAATAGATATGTGATAGTCCCGCTAGCCTCGGGCTCTCACGGGAGCCCCTGGCTAGCCGGATTCGACAAATCAAAAGGTGGGCGCGACTCGAGGCCAAGGTGGCCCAAGAGGGGCTGGTGTTGACGGAAGCCCAAGTGGTGGCCCTGGAGAAGGCCAAAGCCGATAAGGAAGCGCATGGGGAATTCGAGAGTGAATGCCCGGGCTCCTATGGGGCGCAAGATACGTTCTCTGTCGACACCCTCAGTGGTGTTGGCGGGCTCTTCTGGCAAATCGCTAGAAGAGCAACTCGGCACCGCGGCAGCTGCGGCACTCATTTATCAGGCAAGCGATCCCTCATTAGAGAAGATCCCGTCTTGGGCGGCATCCAATGAGGACGCCTGGACAGATATCCGCCGGTTGGCCATGATCAATGAAACAGGAGAGCGAACACCAAACTAACAGGGGGGTGGGACCATGCCAATTGAACGGAAACAGTTAGCCAAGGTAGCTAAATGTGTCGATTTCACGCAATCACGAACGGTGCTCGATACGGTGAAAGTGGAGCCCACACGGATACTGACCACGAATGGCCACTATCTGGCGATTCAATCGGTCCCGGAAGGGACCGGACTTGATGCGTTGCTGAATGGCCGAGATGTCCAACGTGCGCTGAAAGGATGGGATAAGAAAAAGCTGGCAGTATCAGTGGATACAGAGCGAACAGAGGGGAATGGGCGAGTGTACTTTACGGACGAAACGATTCCATCGATTGCGAAAATGCCACACATTCCCCCACACCCTGGAGCCTCAGGTGTCGGGGATCAATACCCCTATGTTGACAAAGTCATTCCGACTGAAGAACCGGCGTACCGGGTTGCACTGAACCCGGCGGACCTGGAATTAATCGGGAACGCGGCGAAAGGGGAACGCGCAATCATTCTGGAATTGCCTCATGAGCCACTGAGCGCGATGTCGTGGACAGCCGGTGATTTACGGATAATACTGGCACCGCTGGCAACGGAAAATCCAGGAATCCAGCAACGACCCGTTTTGGCGCAATGGGTAGAGCGATTAAGGAAAAACTGGGACGTGGAAACGTGCTATGAGGGAGAGGAAAGGAAGGGAAGGTGACATCATGAGCGAACACACGGCGACACCCTGGGAACTACTCAGGACAGGCAATGTGATTGTCGGAAAACGGGATGGGTTGCCAGAGTGTGTGGGACTGGTTTTTAACCCTGGACACGGAAAGCGTGAGGCCAATGAGTTTGGTCCGGTGGCTCGGGCCAATGCTGCCTTGATTCTGAAAGCTGTCAATAACTTTGACGAGATGCGTCAACTCTTATCGAGGGCCTTGCCCTGGTTGAGCAAAGCCAAAGCGGAAGGAATCCATGAGCATGGTGTCTTGCCGAACGATTTGGACGAGGTCATCAGGCAGATTACAGAGATTCTTGAACGAGTGGAAGGGAGGGAAGAGGGAAGAAGGATGAACCTAAATCACCACACAACCATGACCGGCACAAATCACTTTCGGAGCCTGGGGCATGCCATCCGGTATTACCAGGATCATGGGTATGAGGATATCGTGTTAGCCGTGGGACAGAAGATCAACGACGAAGAAATTGTGATCGGGCCACCAAAAACCAAACCAGGGCAACGGCTGATTTTACTTGATGGAGGGACACGCTATGGCATCGAAGAATGAGCCACGCCGATCTATGGGACAACGTGTGATGGTGCAGACAGGCCTCTATGGCACACGAGCAGGGACCATCATGGGTTTAGAGTTGTGCTACGGAGTGCCACGGTATCTGGTGGCACTGGATGAGAACCCCTTCGATTTTTCGCTGGCTGGGTTTTGGGAAAAGGATATCGTGCCGGATACAGAGCCAGCCAAAGAGGAGGGAAGCCCATGAGGGAGTGTCAGGCATGCGGATTGGTGTTGATTCAGGAACTCTTGGAAGATGAGGAGACAGGGGACGTGTATTGTTTGGAGTGTTTCGAGGACATGGAGTTGTTCCCGAGGTATGGGACTTCAGGTTAGATTGAGAGTCCCAAATGGAAATGGGACTTCAGGTTAGATTGAGAGTCCCAAATGGAAATGGGACTTCAGGTTAGATTGAGAGTCCCAAATAGAAAACGTTAGGTCAGTATCTTGCGCTCAAGCCTGTCAAAAGATTGACAAGTGAAGCACGATCGAGAACATGGACATGTTCCCTGTGCGGGTGCAGCAGGACCCTTGCCTTTCTCTGGGGTGCGGAGCGCGTGGCCACTCAACGAGGACCTAGAGCCGAGTGTGCTCCAGCCAAGGAGTCAAAACCTATGATCCCCATAACCCAACGACTCCGCCTACGTCTAGCCTGGCTCACCCATGCTCACGTCTTAGCTAAGGTCGGCAAGTTTGACGCAGCGGTGAAGGCCATTCGCTGCGCGAATGACGTGGAACTACAGTTTAACACGCGGCAATTATGTGCCGATTATCCACTCGAACCCATGAGTCTATGAGGGGGACACCATGACACCATTGTGGGAATGGATTGACAACCTGAAAACCTGGGAATTTCTTGTGCTGGTCATTGGCGTATTCGGGTCTATGTACCTGGTCGTTGACCGAGCCTTGCAATTCCTGATGCGGCACAAGAGATAGTTTGCTGTCATGAATGAACGGATATTGAAGGACGCAATTATTACGGTCGTCGCACTCTTGGAGCAACACGAAGACCGGGACTACACCTATGATCTGATGCACGTCACGACTCAGGAAATCATGGAGGCGGTCGGATGCTCAGAGGGGGTGGCGTCTCTTTTGAAGCGCACGATACAGGAATGTATGTATGAGAAGGGGAGGGTAGACGGATGATGAACCCCACTCGGACCTATGAACCAAAAGCGGAACACCTCATGCACTGCGCCAAGTGTGGGACCGTCTGCCTTCCATGCCCTGGCCCGGACTCGAAGCTCTGTTCGTGGTGCTATTGGCTCATGAGTCATGACAACGGAAAGGAGTCCCATGATTCTGATTGAATATATGTTCTATTTTCAGCCTGGTCGTGGCTGTCTTGGGAGGTATTCTCCTGATTGCCAACGCAATTTTGAAATGAAATCTGTGGTTGAGAAAAAAAACAGGCCTTAACCTAAAATCGTAAGACGGAGGGATAGACATGGACACTGACGTTCTCACGGGTTCAATCGGACTGGCGTTGATTATTGTACTCCTTTGGCTGGGTCTGGGCCTGCTCCTGTGGCTCTTTCGATGAAGGGAGGAAAGGGTATGTGGCTCGTCAATGACGATTCAAAACTCATTTTAATCCCAGAACCTCTGGAAATTGGCACCATCACGACCATTTGGGAAGATTTGGCTCAGTTATGGGCCTCACTCAGGTTTTACGCTTAAGGTCCTCTTTGCGAGGTTTCCTCAGGATGTGACTTTTCCATGTAGCCTTTAGCTTCTTCAGGGCCATGGACCATTTGTTGAACTGAGCCCTGTCCTGGCAAATTTCTTGTGGTAGTTTCCGGATAGACACGGCTTGGTTCTGCACGATGGATATGACAGAACCATTTTTCGCCTTTTTCCCATCGTTTTTGTCCCGAACACATATTCCAACATTGGGCATGGACTCCATAGATGTCATAGGGAGAGTCGCACTGTTTGCAATAGACTTTCGGGACAGACTCCGCCTCCTTCTTTTTGGCTTGCTTGATTTGCTTCGTCACAAAGCCGCACAACGGACAGCCTGTCTCCTCCTCGAAGTTGGGTTCTGAGCATTTAGGACAAATCATGGGGGAGCTCTCCAATATATTGATTGCACTTTTCCCGGTTGTACAGCGTGGCGGGGCGAATATATTTCACCATCTTCTCATCCGATTCCCATTCGTTGATTTTTTTGGCGGTCATCACCCGTAATTGCCGAAGAGAATACCCCTCTTTCATCCGAGCCATAATCAGATTCAGGTTCACCTCGGTAGGCCGAAAGTTTTTCCCGGCTTTTTCATTGAGAAAGTCTAGAAGCTGACTCGCGTCGTGGCGATAGCCCGACATATTTATATTCTTATATAAATTAATCTCCTCTCTCTCTCCCTCTCTCTCTGAGAACACATTGTTCACATTTCCTTGTGAATCTTTTAACACATCCATGTGAATGAAATGTGAAAGACGGGAAATGCTGGATTGTAAAGAGTTTTCTGGGACCCGCAACCGAAAGGCCAATTTCGAGAGACACGGGAGGGTCCCATCATTGCCATCGGAGGCAACCAGCCATAACATGATTAAAATTTTCGCATCTTCCCCTTTGAGGGCATGAAACTCTGGGTCGTCCAAAAGGCGCTTATGCAGTTTAATCCATGGTACATTCTCGCGTTGATACCGTTGAAATTGCTGCCAATTCTTGACTCGATACATAGAGGGTTACATGTCCAGAGAGAACAGTGTGAGCTGAATCCGAGGATTGTGAGGATTTTGGGGATGTTCCACATAGGAGATTTCTTTAATCAATTTATCATTTTCCACGATTCCAGAGGCTTCCAGAAAATGAAGAATTCCGTCGAGGATGGCCGTGGCGTCACGAACGCGCCGGTCCCCAGGCACATAGTCCAACATCATATGAACGGGCGTTGTAAATGGCGTGACGTTCTTCACTTGCCCCATCAATTGCTTGTTGGCCTCTCGCTTCCATTTGTCGAATTGGCTATTTCCACGCCGGAAATTGGCATGGTTTTTCCCAAATCCATAGGGTTGGCCATCAATGGTAAAAGTGAGAGTTTTAGTCATTGTTGCCCCGTGATCCCTCGAATCACGTGCTCAATATTCCCTGTCGCATGCGCCTGTGCCACCGAATGAATGGACGCCACGTGTTTCTTGATTTCTTGATACGCTTCAAGGAGCGCTCGATAATCCTCGTAGCGTACCCACTCGCCTTGGGTGTCACGCTCAAGGCCGACCGTCGCCAGCCACCCATGTCCATAATTCACGCGCGGACCATACCGCTCTATAGAGGCAAATGGTTCATCACTCATATCTTTATCACCTCCACAATGCACTCAAACAGCACCACAGGCTCGATCGTGAGAAGGGCCGTACTATAATTCACCTGATACTCAAGTGTCCGGTAACTGTGTCACGCATTCCGGCCAATGCCATGCCTTCGCAAGATACTCCATAGCTCCATCGAAATCGTTGACATCCCAGTACTCCAATGTGTCTCGCGTTGCCTCGGTCGGGTATCCATCTGCGTCAAAGGTTGGGTCTGGTGTCATCCTTTTTTCCGGCCCTTCCCCACTCCGGTTCCATACCTTCCTCTCTCCGGGATTCCCGGGACCGGTTGATGTCCATTTTCTCATCCACGGCCTGATGGACATCTATACCTAAATGCTCCGCCAACTCATACAGCACAATGACGATGTCAGCAATTTCCCCGGCTGCCTTACGCGTGACATACATTGTGTCAATTTTGTTCAGGTTGTCATTGCCAAAACAAGCTAAGAGTTCGGCCATTTCCTCATTCGCACGACATGCCAACCATACATTGCTCTGTGTTTCTCCGAATGTCCACTTAGCCCATTCAGCAATCGTTTGTTGGTTTTCCCGATACTGTTTCATGCGTGCTCCTCCACCGCCACCACGCAGACGTCATGGTACGTCCCATTCACGCCATTCGGCACGACGATACAACGCGCCCCGGGGATCGGCCCGGTGCAGGCGGATAGCACACAGATGAGGATTCCTAATAGTACAATGTTAGTGTTCATGATAAGTCTCCTTTGTCTTGTGTCCCGAAAGGCGTGCAATCGTCATCCGGTGCCATTTCTTAAACGCCTCAGATTCAATCATGCGACGAAACGCCAAACGCGTATTTTTTAATTGATCCCGCGTATCCCGGGACTCACCCCGTGCGCCAGAGGCGTGATGCATAATTCTCACCCCGGACTCCACGTTGTTCTGGTGCTGTCCGCCTTTTCCGCCAGACCGAAACGTCTGCACGTCACAATCCTTTCCCGTCACGGAAAACAGTGTTCTTGTGAACCCGGGCACTTCCATGCGTGTAGTCATGATGGGTCTCCTTTCAGAACAGCACCACGTGAAAATGCGGCCCGTCAAACAACGTATGGTCCAACGTCAGCCCGTCACCGTCCCAGTCCATCCCATTCACGACAACCACGCCTTCCAACTTCGCCACCATCAACATGACCCCGGCCAACACACCAAACCGCGCGATCTCCCGATAATCCCCATTCGTCACCGCCTCCCAATCCAGTGGGTAGGGCGAGAGGTCAACAGCATGGCCAAAACCATCGGGCTGAATAAGGTGTTTGGATTCCATCGTCCGGGTGCGACCATCTTTCAACAATTCCGCCTGACGTACGACGGTTCTTACGCCTTCATCCACGGCAAAATCGAGTACTTGCATGTCCATCGCGCTCTGTACCACACGCACAAGATCGGGATGGACGCCATCCAGATTCCTGAAGGATCGTTGGCTAAAGGCATAACGCGCCATCAATAACTCCCCCTCTCCGCCTTTCACAGACTCCATGTACTCCCGATACAATCTTCGCAATCGTTTTCCCATCCTCCCACGTCAATATCGACAAACTGACACGGTGCATCCCACCCCGCCACAAACGCACGAAACAGATCACCACTCCGTCCGAATCGCCACACCATGATAATTGGGCCGTGGACGACCCCAGTGTTGCGGCAACCTCTCCTTCACAAGAAGACAAAACGTATTTTCGGTTGGTGCGGCTTCCTCAATCACCACCTCATAATGCCAATCGCCATCATCCTCCAACACATATCTCGTCGACGTACAATCAAGGTTCGTGACATTAATGGCGGCTTCGTACAGCACCGGATGTTTTTCTGAAATCAAAAGCTCGATGATCATGTCCACATCTAGTTTTAACGCCTTCAGCGTCTTCACGATAGTGTGTTCTTCCTCAGTCATGCGAACCTCTTCGATACCGCTGTTTATGCGCCGCCCAAACAAGACAGACGGTTCCGAACAAGAGAACCAGTGCGATGATGATGGAAGACAACACGGTGACCGGCTTCATGATGCGACCTGCAGACACGCCCCTCAGTACATCCACACCGTCATGGGCAGCATGCGTTCAACCATGGCATACTTCCCCTGATCAAAATGTCGAACAAGATTGACAGCACCCTCCATGCGTAAATGGACTCGCCTGTGTCGTTGAGCCACCACAACACACACATCGCAACATTGGAGAAACCCGTCGTATTGGTCCTTGATGGCTTGCGCCAACACACAGTATCTGGTCCTGTCTTTTTTATTCTGTATGTCCTGTATCGCCCGTACTAAATGCCGCTTCTCCACTCTCACTGGATACGCCACCCATCCATCAATGATTTTTGTCGTCATAGGTTCTCCTGATTCTCACGCGCGACGTTCTCTCATTCGAACAGGTTCCACCAAGACGTTGCAGGTATAAGCAACGCCTCTTTTAATCCGGGTTCGTTAAAAAACGTGAGATTCATCGTGATTCCTCCCATGGAAACCCAAGGCGCACCAGGGTACGCCTCGGGCTCCACTCATCGCCCCCAGTTGTCCACCACGACTGACGGATGCCTGACCATGTGTCGCGGGGACTCGTCGGCCTACTGGGAAGGCCGTGCTTCTCACACACATTTTCCATCATAGGTAATTGGTAAATTTTGCAGGCGTTCTAAACGCTGAATGGCTTCCTCTTTCTGCGAAATATGCGGACACGCTCGCTCCCCAAATAATCCAATGGGGTCTTCTACCCCCAAGAATTTGGCAAGAATGTAGCCTGAATCAATTTCGGATATCTGCGTCTCTTGTACCCACTCCCGTACCTCCGGCATCGTCGACAACCACCCCATGACACATCCCACCGCGCCACACGTATTGTGTAATCCGTGAGGTCTTTCCCTAAAAGTGATGAAAGAGCCATGAGCGTCCTCCATGACGATATCGAGGTGAACCCATGTTTCCGGTATATGCCGGAAATACTGCAGGCTCAGCTCTCGCCGCTTCCGGATCACCTGCTCATACGCACGTCGTTCGTCTGGTGACATCCGTTTCCCTTTCTTCGTGCTCCGCATCCGTTGCCGGAGGTTGGGTGATTCCTCTCTCGTCCAGCCACGCCACCACTGCCTGCCGTGTCCATCTGCCTTTCACGTGTCCCTTCTTTTTACTAGACGTCCCAAGGTGGATAGCAATAATGTAAAAGAGTTCTCCACGCTGTCCGCACTCTGGACACTCAACAACTTTACTGAGTTCCGGATACAATCTTACGAGTTGTACCGCTTCACTTCCTTCATATTTACTTAATGAAATACCTGCCGCCAGCGCCGCCCCTCCCACAACACACGCCTCACAAACATTCCCATTCTCGTCCAAACCAATATACCTATCACTCTGCGGCCATGCCTCTCCCAACACAATCGCTTCTCGCAAGCTCATCGTCGGTTGTCCCATCACTCACCCCTTTCGCGCATGATTAATTACCCCATTACCGCCGCGCTGTCGCGTGGCTTTTAATTTCCGCTGTCGGGCTTGTCCTTTCACGGTTGATGATTTCTGATGGGATGGAGTCCGAGCCTTCCAGGCTTCTGCGAGGGTGGAGTATCCGCAATTAATACACTTGAAACCTAAAAGGAAATCGTAGTCCATAAAACCTTGGCACCTCGGGCAAGATTCCGGACAGGTCAGAATGAGGGGTTTCGACTGCCAGCGCTCCTTGTCATGTTTGTTCATTTTTTCTTCCCCTTGGCTTGACGTTTCAATTCATCCCAACAGGTCAACATAAACGATTCACAATCTTTCGCAGCCAGATCGTCAATGCGTTCGATAGACAAGCGTTTTGCCACGGCGTTCATCACTGCGGTCCGTTCAGGGTCGTCTTGGAAATACTGCAGAAAGTCCAGCCATTTCGATTCTGCCTGATCCATATCCTCCTCAGAAGAGGGAGGCCCGGTGTCCTCGCCGTCCACCTCCTGTGCGGAAAGTGCAATGAGTTCCTTGTACTTCCTGTCGTTATATTTCCATTGAAACAACATCTCCTGCGACTTATATTGTTCGACCGCTACATCCGTCCACCCATCCGGTAGATCAAAGCAACCCACCTCTATTTGTTCACCGTCACAGTTAAAACCAAAAGACCGCCGGACCCACTGGCGTTTTCCTGACTGTCCCTGTTTCACCTCAAACTTAGTCAACACACCACATATCCATCTGTTAGGGCCTTTGGTCGCAGAAGGCTTCGATGCCTGAGCGTGTGACGAAGAGCGCTCAATATGCTCCATTTCTTCAATATCTTGCGTGAATAAGTCGGAAGCTGAGAGTACCGTCAACACTGCATCTACCAACGCCCGCTTCTTGGCCATTTTCAGCACGGTGTTGGCTTGGTCATGAGGATTCGTTCTCACCTGTTTGGTAGAGCCTCCCCCCTTGTAATATTTCACCCGTCGATCACCAGGATCAGCCTCTTGATACTCTTCTTCGCAGACTGCCGCTCGCCATTTATATTTATCTTCTTCGCTGGAACATTCGCCAACACCTGCCCCCATGAACCGGCCCGTCTGAATCGCATTCAGTCGGCATGTCACCCGATACCCGATCTTATCATCATCTCCTGGATAGAGCGGCAGGACATCAGGGTCAGGGGCTAAGCGAAAGGTCATCATGAGTTTTTCCGCGCCAGGTTTAAGCAGTGTGGGCTTGTCGCCACATCCTGGGACAGTCCCATAATGCTCACCCAACCTCATCACACCCTTCATCACATCCTGGATAATCTGGACTTGTGCCAGTAAATCCTTTTTCGTCAACGGGGCCTGATCCTCACGAACCATAATTTCGCGTTCATCCATTAGCGATTCCTCCATTTCCAGACGGCCAGCGCATTCAAAAATATGGCCCAGAGGTCTGGTCTTTGTTTCAGTTTATGCACTTTCACGTCAGCCTTATTAGTGATTTGCAGCAGTATCACCCCCTGACATCCACGCACTAAATGGCGATACGCTTCTCCCTGCATCAGATTTTGCTCAGTAATCGTTTCGGCAAACTTATAATCAATCACCCATAATTTCTGTCGATAGAGCGCGTTCAGGTCAGGGTGGCCGCAAAACCCAAGACTGTGCCTCGACAACTCTTCGCAATGCCACGGTGGTTCTGTTTCCTGCACCACCCATTCCATAGCTTTTCCAAGTCGGACCTGTTCGGTTTCATTATATTCATCCAGAAGTGGTTTGACTGGTGAGGCGGCTTTTATCGCGTTGACCCATTGCTCCATAAAAAAATGGAGTCGTGCCCCTCGCTCTAAATCATCCTCTCCTGCCCAATTCGTGGGATAGAGAATCTGAAGCACTTGATGGACGCGAGGAAGCGTCATGCTCGCCCCACCAAAGTCTCCTCGGTATAGACTTCAATCCCTGGTATGTCAGCCCCCGCCTTTGCTTGCTGATTCAGTCGAGCCCAATCCAATTTAAACACATTGGCTGGAAGGTCTTTGGCAATGTCCATGCTCAGATACACATCTGGCTTGGTATCACTATTGACGCTGGGGTCTTTCAGGAACCGAACCTTTTTTGTTTTCCTGGTAATCGCCTGCCCCTCGTCAAATGTACTGGAATTCCTTGGCATCTCTACCACTTTCGGAGGAGAGACGACATCAGGATCCTTGCCTTTGGCTTCCGCCTTTTCCCGTCGTGCCTGATACTTCTCCATTTCCTTGATTTGCTGTTGCCGAGCCTTTTCTGCTTGTTTCCGCTTGTAGGCATTGACCTGGGTAGACAGCCAGGTTTCAGCTTCGTTTAAGGGCTGCGTGAAGGATTTCAGGGCTTCTCGCATCTTTTTGAGTTGGGCATTCATGCCTTTCATCGGCTCATCAAACTTTGTCTCGATTTCCTTGCGCTTTTTTCGGATGGACAAAAACCATCGTTGGGCCTCTTCCAAGGATTCCGGTGAGTTCACCTGCAGTTGATAGGTTTGCTGGGCCAAACTCTGCGCCTCTTGTTCATTGATTTGGGGTATGGTCGTCATGGGCTCTCCTTTCAGCATGGTCTCCGTGAATGCCCGAAGGGCACAATCGGCGTCGGGTTCAATTCACGGTCACGCCGCTTTTGCATTTCTTCTTTCAGTAATTGGTTCAACATAAAATCGTTCTCATTCTGCCAGATAGTGGATTGGGCCAACCCGAGGCCTGCGGTAAACACGGACCCTAAGACGAGGCCGAGCATGAACTGTCGCATGGCTACACCTTGCCTTTCCGCTCGAAATATTGCAGGAGCGCTTCGTTGATAATGCTGTTCATGGAACGATTGCCCTGGTGTCGGCCTTGCTTTTTCAAGGCCTGAATCAGGGCCTTCGGAAGGCTAATGCTGAGACGTGTAAGTGATGTCGTGGTATGGTGCATATTTCACCATATTGCACCACACCCTATCGTGCTGTCAAGAGCAATTTATTCGCACCGAGGCAGGTGCGTGATGGAGAGCTCGGCGCAGGGGGTAATCACGCGCTTGAATCCACTGACGGGGATTTCATAGTACAGGCGTTCGCGTTCTGCCGTGCATTCGGCATACGTCGAATATTGTGGGCTCGGCTTCACGTCATGCAATTGCCCATTAGAGGAAAATACCAAGATGAAAAAGAAAAAAATGTTCACGGGATGGCCCGGTCTAATTTTTCCTCAATGCGTGTCAGTCGTCGGTCAATGCGTTCATCAAGCGTTTCCAGCCGTTTCGCCATTCGATCTTGCATGAACCGATACCCTAGGGTTTCCTGGTGCATCGCCTGTTCGGCCAGGCTCACCCGGTTTTCGAGACTAAATCCCCAGGACACCACCGCAATGAGCAGGATGCCGATTTTAATTAATTCCGGGACGGTCAACCAGTTTGGCATCACTCCTCATTCTGCACAATCCCGCGCTCTTTTAAAATCGCCACCAGTTCATTGACCTTATCGGTCAATTGCTGGATAGTGGGTGGCCCCGTAATGGGATTCAACAATGGACGAGTGTTTGGGGTAGGACGATTTTGGTATGCGAGAATATCCGGATGCGTTTCATCCTCAATTTTTTCCTGACCCGGAAATTGCGGTCGCCGAAACAACCCTGCGATTGCCCCATTTTTATCCCGCCTAATAAACAATGTCATTAGTCATCCTTTCCTCTTTTATCATACCACCCAACGGTGACGATAAATACGTTCGTATTCGCATCACTATTGTCCATACGGCTTCGTATCTTCGAAGCTTGGTTAGTCCGAGCCTCTGCCCAACTCACATTCCTGAGGGTTGTTGCTGTTGTATTCTGTACTGGACCAACATGACCCCTTTGTGCCGATGCCACCAGGTCATCCGTGTTAGGATCGGAAATATACCAATTAAAACTAACATTAGTGGTACTCGTATTCATTGATACGAGTAGATTCGCTACCACATTGACTCCTTCCGGCGTTGACAATGTTCGGAGCACGGCACTCGTACCAGGGTTAGTATCGTTAACATCTTCAGGGGGTGAAGACCACTGAAAAAGGTCGCCATCCTGTACATACGAAATAATATTGGAAGATCCGTTCGTCAAGACAGAGCCAATACGACGGTATTTCGACCCACCTGAGTCTGAAAGAAGATTGCTGGCCGTCAGGCTAGAATCGAACCCCGCATCGGTATCGCCATTGGAATCATCCACCAAAAACACGTGATACCACGTATCCGTGGAAAGGGTGAGTCCAGAGGGGAACCCACCATTGCCATCCCCAACAGCCCAATCGGCATCAATCTGTTTGGTCAAGGCACTGGTTAATTGGAGATCCGTGGAATTGTCAGCATCACGAGCCACACCCACTGCAATGTCAATGTCATGATCGGTATCTGTCCCAATGGATGTTTGCAGTCCAGCAAGATAGCTGCGAGGTAGCGAAATGCTGCCCCAGGCTGGAATTCCTGAACTGATCGTCAAGACTTGATTATTGCTGCCAATGGCCAATCGTGCCAACGTATTGGCCGCACTGGCATAGAGAATATCGCCCGTGGTCGTCAACAGACTTTGCGGACTGGCCACATACTCCAACGCCGTGGCTCCAGAATTGACGAGGAGCATTTGCAACGCCGTGCCAATACCCAAGCGTTCAGGGTCTCCCGAACTGTCGGCCTGAATAATGTCGCCTTCAGTCGTGCCCGCCCAAAAATTGGCCATTGGCACCCAACTGGACCCGTCATAAATATAGAGTAATCCCGTGCCATCTGTGACCCGGCGTAAGGTCCCAGTCGGGGCACTGGATGGCAAATCCGCCACCGTCGAGACATTATCGTAGAAGTAGCCAATATCCAATTTCTGAATGGAGACGACTTGCCCGTTCGCCAGCGTGACCTGAAACGTGCCTGAGCCTAAAACTAAATCTTCTTTGCCTATGCGACTAAACCGTACCGTTTCCATCAGCGTGTCACCCGTCGCCCTTGTGTCAGTTGATTCATGAGGGGACCACCAAATTCCTGAGCCGAACGAATCGCCCCCTGGATAGCCTCGCCGGCCTGTGCAGTTTCTTCTGGGTTGGCACCAGCTAGCCCGGCAAATAAGATGGCTCCTGTTTTCGAATTCATAATGCCACGATTGGATTCTAAGAGTTTGCGTAACAAGCTACGCCCTGGGCGACTCGTCAAAGCCTTCGCAATAACCCAGCGTAAGGATTCGGCTCCAGCAACCAGGGCTCCAGCTAATTGTGCATTACCCGATGCCCCAAACGTTCCGCCAAATATAACCGAAGAGCGTAGGCCCAACTTTAAAAATCCAGCTTGCTCGCCCAAATCCGGCCCCATTCTGGGTATGCCGCGCAGACTGTGTAGTGTATTCAGCACCTCCTGCAATTCTCCAGGTTCAAACGATTCCACAAACAGCTTATCTGAGGCTTTAGCCTTTTTGCTTTTGGCCCGCTTCATAATGTTTTGAATGTTCTTAATCACTTTTCCGGCATTAAATTCTTGAATGGGTACGTCCTTTCGTACATTACCAAAGCCTTTCTGCATCATATCTGCCAGGTCTGCCGCCGCTTTTTCTTTCCGATCGGCTTTCAAGGCCAACAACATTTTGGCGGAGGCACGGCCCTGCACCGTCTTCGATTGGGCGGCCACCTCCAGATCGTTCATGATGCCACGGTACAGCCGTTTATAGATCGGACGGACCACAGGATCGTCGCCAGCCTTGCCCCCCGTCTTCGCGATTAGATTGCTAATCACAATCCGTTCATTCACCAGGTCATCATATGGAAGGGTACCGCCCTGTTCTTGAATTTTTTCAAACAGGCCTTGCGCATATCGAGCCGCCTTCCTGACTTCTCGTTGCCCTCCAGATGACAGTGTTCCAACATTCCTGGCAATATCCAGAATCTCTTGTGCCGTATTTTTCATGCCGATCGAGAGCTTGCCGGCCCCAAACTGTTTGGCCTGGTTGAACAGGGCCGTGGCAGACGCCAAAGGCATGACCTGATCTTCAAGAGTCTTCACGGTATTCACCGCAATTTCATTCTGTGCCGCTGCCGCACCGGGCAGCCGTTTCACAAGAGCGCCAAGCCCCTTCTTGACCACAGACATGCCAAGGTTGCCCACTAAGGGTGCTGCCGATGCCCCGACAATACGACTCGTAGATTCTTCGGATAGTCCGGTTTTTTGGAATCCAACCTCTACCCCGGCAGAGGTGAGCATGGGAGCCACCACTTCCACGATCTTCTGTGCCACCTTCAGCGGGATTTTAAATTTCGAGGTAATCATTTCGGTCGCTAACACCGCTCCCCCTTCAATCAAGGCTTTCTGTACGTCGGAATCGGCAATAATCTCCTGCGCCTTGTCCATGAGCAACGGAATAGGACCACCAGGGGAATCCACCCGGTCCTGTCCGGTTAAGGCCTTGAAGAGCGCATCGTTGACCTTCTCTGTTTTTTCCTGTCGTTCCTTCGCCCTCACGAGTTCAAAGAGGTTGTCGATGGAAAACTCTTCGGCCAATGGACGGTCAGGACCCTTCTCACGCCGTTCGGCAATCTCGGGAAAGTCCCGGTCAAAGCCGTCCTGCATTTCTTGAGGCGTGGCCCGTCGTCCCTGGCGTTCGAGCCGGTCCCGTTCTTCTTGCAGGCGAGGTGCTTCGCGTTCCCGTTGCTCTTGAATAGCCCGCAGGACACGTTGTTTGTTTTGTTGGTCAGTTGCCATTGGTTTGGTTTTCCAACAGGCTTAAGGCCCGCAACACATCTTTATCAGCATAGCCTTCTGTTCGGAGAAAGTCCGAAATTTCCTGTCGGGCCTTCACCTTTTGTGCCGGACTGACAGCCAGACGAAATTTCTGCCCCAATTCATCAGCTTTTTGGATACGCGGATCTTCCCGTAACCGTTGCTCCTTTTCCCGCTTTTGTGCTTCCAGGCCCGCTGCTTGCTGAACAAGTGATTTCTGCTTTTGGGTCAAGGCCTTTTTATCCGTCATGCCGCGAATCTCGCTGGCCGTGCCGGGATCTAAAATCCCCGCCTCCTCCATCTTCGCCACCGCTCGTCGGGCCGCTTCCAAGTCACGCCGTTCAATGAAACTTTCTCCCTGTTGTCGTTTCTCAAAGCGCTCCAATTCAGACAGGGTACCTTCAATGACTTTCGTGTGGCCGGAATCCACCATTTGCAACTGTGCTAACAGGAATTCTCCCATCATCCGAACTTTCATGTTGGCCGCTTCCTGGGTATCAGCCAGACGTGGTGGCCATAAAGACCCTACGGCATTGGGAACCAGGAATAAGGCATTTTCCTGCTCGGCACGGGCGAGATTCCCGACATCTCCCATCAACCGAGCGATAGAGGCCCGGAAGGCCCGACGAATGACATCTAATTGTTTCAGGGCCTCATTGGTTCCACGCACCTGTTGCCCTGCCATACTGATGGATTGAGTGAGGTGATTCCACAGCCCTCCGGCACCTTCGACCTCTTCCTTGGGCAGAAACAAGGACTGCTCGGGATCGTCAATGGTCACAATATCCACTAATTGTTCGAAGACATTCACGGGCCCAGCGAGGGCCGATTCCTTCTTAATGCGAGCACTACTCAAATTCCGGTCTTGTGAGATTTTCAGTTGTTGCGCAAACGTCAAGTCGTTAAATTCTTTATCCAGTTTCGCTAACTTATCAGGGTCAGCTTGCGCTAATTCAACCACGGTCATCGGCTGCCCTTCTTCTGCCGTTTTGCTAAACACAAACTGGCGAAACCCTGTCGTGGCCACATCACTAGGGTTAATCCCTGATCCTGCCTCTGTACCAAATTCGATGCCAAACCGTTTTAAGACTTGTGGCACTTGTCCTGCCGGAGTTTCTTGAATGGCGCGCGTTAAAAAGTCCAGTGTTTGTGGATTAAGTTTGGCCAGTTGCTCGGTAAAGGGATCATTCAACCCGCCGGTCGGTTCTTCGACTCCCGGTTCATTGAGCACACCTAGGCTGGGATCACCTTCGATTTCACGCAAATCCTCGTCAGTCAGTGGTGGGAATTGGCCAGTGGGTAATTGCGCATCCTGCTCAATCATGCCCACTTCATTGGGCACTTCCTGCAAGCCTTTCGCCACACGGAGATCATTCAACCGTTCAAGCGTCCGACCTTTAAACTGTTTTTGGGCTTGCCGCTCTTCTGCCATTTGTCCCAGAGCATCCAGTGCAGCCTCCGTTTCCAGCCCCAGTTTCTTCAGCCTGGCCTGTCGCACCTTTGCCACACCAGACTGCTCCTCTTTCTGGAACTTGAGTGTCTCTTCGGCAATCTCCAGATTCCGCTGACGGGCCCGCTCATCAAGCGCCGCTTGAAAAAATTCGCCCATTAGGTAATAAACGCCTTTCCAAAGAGTCGCTTGGCTTGCAAGGAGGTCGGCTTAAAAATTTGCTCTGATAACTTACTTGTCTCTTGTCCATTTTGCGGTTGATCCGCTAACGGACGTTTCCGTTTCTTCCCGTTGCCATTCACAGCTTGCCCCGCAGAAGCATTCGCAAAACCAATTCCAAAGTCTCCCATCGTTCCCTCCTATTTTCCAAATGCCCGAAAGCCGCTATTGACACCAGAGCCAGCTAATGCTCCAAAGCCTTGGAGTTGGCGTCGTCCAATTTCAATTTGACGATCTCTGGCTGAACCCAAAAGCTGACCAGCATTGGCTTGACCAGTAAGTGGAATCGAGGTCGTCCCTGGCCCAAATGCAATATTGCCAGCTTGACCGAATAGTTGATTGACCAAATTGAGCCTATCACTTCGCTCATCTTCACGAAGTCTTGTCCCGAGCAGGACTTGCTGAAAAATTCGATCCCTGATCGTTTGGGCAATTTGCTGATTTAATTGGCCACCCCTCGCCGGAGTTCGGTTAATAATGGCCTGAATGGCCTGATTCTCACCACTAGCTAATTCCTGAATCGCCGGGCTTAAGATCGTTGGCCCACGCTCAACAAATTGATCAAAGATTTCTGGAATGTCTTTGGAGGAAAGAACATTTTTCAAGAGGCCAATGACCGGAGAACGCAATTGACGACCAGCCTCAAAGAGTTCCCGCGATTGCGCCCCAAGATCCGAGCCAGTCCGCTCTTCCTGGTCTCTCCCGCCAAGCCCAATGGCTGAACCAATACTCTTAAAGAATCCTCCCACGACAGGCCTCCCAGTTTTCTTTCGTTAATCGCAGAAAGTGAAGCGCCCGAAATTCATTGCCATGCCTCACATAGTCTTCCAGCATCCCAACTACTTCAAATCCCATATCCATGGCTAGTCGCTTTGCCTCCGGCCATGGCGTTGTGACCCACACCTGTCGAAAATTCCACACGGCAAACCCATAATCCAAGCACAGCGTTGAAAACTCTCGACTCCCAGAACCATGGAATGCCCGACTCACCCAAATGTTCGCAATCGCCTGATGGGTTGGCTGGAGTTCAGAAAACCAAAACAGTCCGGCAAGAGTCGCTGTGGCATTCTCGTAACCAATTAAAATCTCGCTCGTAGGCTTATTCATGGCCGTCACAAATGCAGTCAGGTCGCCAGCCATCGAGACGGGAGCAGGGGAACTATCCAGCGAAGGATCCCAAAAAATTCTATCCGACACCTTTTCGCACTCAATCGCTTGCCAAATTTCATACAACGTGTGACGCGGAAAATAGCCTCGCGCGTACGGCAAGATGGATAAGGTCTTTCCTTGCGTCTCTACCTTCAGATCAGACGTTGCCCCATCCATGAATGACGACTCCTGCCTTATCTTTATACGTCCATGCGCCCTGGTCTTCGCCCGTTAAGGCGCCTTTCACTTTCATACTGCCCGACACTTGTGATTCGCCACGAAGGCCTTTCACTTCATCAATCCGTTCAACCAGTGTCGCATAGGCTCGATTGAGCGATTCCACATCATTGCTTAAAACCTCAACCGGGCCTTCCGTTTGCCGTTCTGCCATTAGACCACCTGCAAAGGGAGGTAATACATATCCACCCCATAGAAGGTAATCCGCTTGGTGCCGGTATATGTGACTTTGACACGCCACTGAAACCCACTGCTTTTCTCCGGCAACTTAATAATCGGGCGTGTTCGTGTGCCATTGACGGTGGCGCTCACCTGACTGGTCCCATCAATCAGCACCGCCACCGTCACATCTTCGCTTTTCGTGTCAATATCCGGACGAATATAGAAAAACAGTTTCCGGCGTTTCCGGTCCTCTACAGCCTGTCCGGCCCGATCCACCGTCTCGACTTCATACTCAATATCGGACCCGCCATCCGAACTGCCAGACTCCAGTTCATAGCTGATGCCATCCGTCAATCCCGCCGACAGAACCTTGTCACTGTCCTCCACATACAGGCTGCGCACGTTCATTTCATAAAAGTACCACCGCTTCGTATCACGGCTAAAGACGGCCAGCATGTCCGGCGTGGTGTTGGATCCAGACGGATACGCAAAATAGACACGGTTTTTAAAGAGTGCCATGGACATGGTATTGGCCACATCAAAATTAATCGGACTGAATTCATTCACGGTTTCGCCAAAAAACAGCGGTTGAATGGACTGGCTCAATTCCTGGTCAGGCTCAAAGAGGCGTGTCAGGAATAATCCATCCCGAGCCGGAAACAGGATCCCTAATTCAGTCCCCACCACCGCCATGGCTGACACGGTGCCTCGCTTACTCACGGCTTCCCGTGGCGCAAACCCGGATGCCGTATTGCCAGTAATAATGTATTTGGTCTTTTGCGATAACACGCCCAATTGCCCCGAGAAGGTCCCCATCATTTGTAAGGGATCGGTTGGATCACCCAATTCAATGAAATTGCCAGAGGGCACATTTTCCGGCAAAAACCGAGAACTAAACCAGAGGTAATGCGGATTGTCGGCGTCACCCACAAAAAAAATATGTCCCTGATGCTCCTGAATGCCATAGGCGTTCGGGGGCTTCCCTGCATCAATTGTCACCTGTGCTCCCAATTCTGTATCTGGCTTTTGCAGGGTTTCGGTCTGCGAGACGTTATTGACTTCATGGTCGAACAGATACTCGCTTCCCCCGGAAACCGTGCGATAGAGTCGAATCCGATTGATTTGTGGATCGGCTGATTGAATCACGGTCACACTGAAATTCTGACTGGATAACGTCAGGGTATTTGATAACGGGGAAGGTGCCGATTCATAGGCAATCTTCTCATCACTCGTTTTCCGCACATAGGTATACCGGGCCGAATAGTCCCCCGTCAGATTGCCACTCGAAATTTCTTGTACCGTGGGCTTACTGCTCGGGGCGTCCACGCCCCACGTTCGAACATTCGTGCCATCATCCTTTTGCATCTTGTTCCCATCGGCAAAAAACGTCCAGGTCGTGCTATCAAGCAGAGGCCGGAATGAGGCAATGGTGGTTTTATGATCCGTGGACAGCCCTTGAATAATTGTCGTTTCATCACGATAGGCCACCGTCCCGGCCACCTGATACCGCACTGCATTGAACTTCGCTAGCCGTCGAATGGGGTCACTCAAGGCCGAAGAGAATTGTGCCGTCCGGCCCAGCCGCAGCATGGCCGAGCCTAATTCGGAATGCAGATCGGCATTGATGGCCCGACGCACATCCTCATCAGCGGCATTCAATCCGTCCGTCCGAAGATTGACGCCCAGAAACCGGACCAGTGATTGGCTACGCAGTTCGGCTTGTGGCACGAGGGGCCTTCACGTCCTTGTGTAGTTGTTTGTCCTTGGGGACTGCATAGGCTTTCGGTTGTTTGTCCTCTAAGGCCTCTAACAACAGGCTGACATCTTCCCGATAGGTACTCGCGGGTATGACCGACATGCCTTTCGAGCGCTCCATAGTCTTGTGAATGCGATGCTGTTCATGATCTTGCATACGTGTCCTCCTTAGCGAACCGCTGGATATTCATTGGGAAGGCGCGGGCGTGGGATGCGACGAGGGGGAGCCGCATCCAACTCCCGGACCAGGACCCGATCACGTCGGGCCACATCACTCAACCGTTTAAAGAGCAACACGCCCCGTTCGAACAGATCCATATAGTGCTGCCCTAACAGCGAGACCGACCCTTCCCCTTCCCGGCTATACGCCCGACCGAGCGTATACCACCGGAGATATTTCGTGAGTGGTGACGGCATCAAGTCCGGGGTATCGTCTTCAGCCAATTCAAACCGTGGCGTGACCACCGATAGCACGGCCAAGCCATTGACCGTGGTTTGCCATTGGATCGCTTTGCCATAAAAGGCGCCGCCCTCCGATTCTTCACTCACCCCCCAATATTGTCGATCCTCACTGACCACTCGCCGAATCGTGCCTAACGGAAATTCCCAGGCCGTCCCATCAAACAGGCTTTCCCAGGAATAGGCATTGACGGTACTGCCCGTCGTGAAACTCGTCTCGCCTCCTACATGCTCCTCCTCCCATTCATGCAACGGATGATAGGTGGACGTGGGAGACCGCGTGAGTTTCCGTCCTAACGAAGGCAAGGCACTCCCGGCATGTTTGCTGTCATGCCAACTCAAGGCTTCCTGTTCTCCGTCATTCGTATAGCCCCAGGTATTACTCACCAAGACCGGCTCCTCGATGGCTTCTGTGTAGGTGCGGTCGCCGGAGAGACGCCGAGGAATGCCGTCATCACCAATCAGTTCATAGCCCTGTCGGTATTCGGTTTCCAGTTCATACAATTCAATGGATTTGAGTCGGCCCAACCCAAGCGTATAAAACAAAATATCACCGGAATCCCGCATCCAGTCATCATGCGAAGCATCCAACGTTCGAGTATCTACGGCTCGTAATGGCTGATCATCGAACAGAATTTGCTTAATCCGGTCATGATCCTTGGGGAAAACAAACCGGAAATGGCGATTCGTCTCGTCGCTATGCGACCGTTCCCACAGTTGGGTGAAGCCATCCAGGGTTTTCGATGGCGTGACATTCCCTAAATGTTCCACCTCCCAAAAGGTGCTCACGTCATAGCGTTGGTTCATGGTGGGAAGGAGCGCCCGCCAGGTGGTGGCCCCATTGGCATGTCGATCCTCCCACGCATAGGTTATGCTGTAGGCCACCCGTCCCGGCACGTCCATGACCTGCCAGCGGGTTTCCCCTTGGCCTCGTGCCACGAATTCCTGGTAGCCGTCATTGAACCACCGTAACAGTTCCGCCCTCGTCCAGAGCGTCCCGTTGTCATGCAGGACTGATTGCACTTTATCGAGTTCTGCTTCAATCGTCATATCCGCACCGAACTGCCGACATCACCATCCACACGCAAGCCAGGTTGTGTAGACCGTTGAAACAGTTGCCGTTGAATCCGTCGCACCCCGGCCCGCGCCGAGGCATCGGTAAATTCCTTGGCAAATTCGGCAAACGCCTTCAAGGCCTCAGTAAGATTCCACCTCTTTAACAGTCCTTGATAAATACCATACAGCACGAGGTTGTTATGGTCCGGCAAGGGAAATTCCGGCTCATCGCTATCATCCAACAGGTCACGCGGCCACGCATAATAATCGACACGCAAGGTTTTCTCGCCAGCGGTCAGATGTGGCCAAATACCAAACACATGCCAACTGATGGAAAACCACACGTTGGGCTGCTCGTTTGTGACGGTCGGCCATTGGTGATGAAAGCGATTCAATTGATCAAACCCCACGGCATCCAACCGCCGGTCATCCGGATAGACCCACAGTCGATAGGGTGCCATCACGTCATCGCCCACGACCTTCGTATCGTAATAGGTTGTCCCCGGTTGTAAGGAAATCAGCGCCGTCCGTTTAATGGCATGGGCTTCCTCGGCCAACACCTGCATCCCTTCGTTGATGTACTCATCCACTTGCGTGGTCGACCAAAAAGACGGACTTGAGGCCGATTCGTTGAGGCTTTCGAGGATGCGTGTGCGAATGCCGGATTGGTTCATGCTTCAATCGGATAGACTTGTCCGTCCATGGTAATATGTCGGCAAAAAATACTCGTATCGCACAAAAACGGATATTTCTTTTTCGCCACTGCCGGCCAGCCCGCCTTGTGCAAATATTTTCCGGCAATAACACGATTGCACCACGCTAAATCTTCCGTCCCGGTCACGGTATTGACTGACCGTTTTTCAGGGTCAATAAAGACGTGTTCTGGGGTATCAAAGACTTGCTTGCATTTATGTTCCCCTGCCGCCATATATGTGGGGGCATCTTTCGCCATCGCTTCAAGCACGGACCGATGAATGAGGGTGCAACCCATGGGAATGCCATCGACCCAGACAGGGTGGCCTAACTGAAAGTTCTTAAAATGTCCGTTGCCGCGACCACGATAAATCAAGGGTTCCGGGGGATTGCACTTGGCAAAATAGAGCCCGCAGACGACTGGATATTTCGCATCAATCATGTATTGATTTATCTTCACGAACGTGTCCGGTGGCAAAATCACGTCATGGTCAATAAAGAAGAGCCACTCAAACCCTCCATCCAATGCGGCCTGCACGACAATATTGCGAGCTTCTGCCACAGCATAGCCAATCGGCGCGAACTGATTGAGAAACTGAACACAGTCGGAATGAGACCAGTTGCAGGGGATAATTTGTCCATACCGCGCCATCGCCCATTCACTCCGAATGGTGCCCGTCATAGGAATGCCAATCAGAATCCGTTTATGGACTAAATGATTGGCTTGCTGGAGCAGGCTTAGCCAGTACTGCGCTTTCGTAGGACGACTTCGAGGTTTCCGTCGCTGTGCCATGTATTAATGTCAATCTTCCATGGTGAAGGTTGATAAATCTGATACAACGAAAAGTTGGGATCAAAGTATCGACAGGTGGCCTCATTCCAGGCTTTCACATGCGTGGGGTCCTGGTAAAAGCCGAACGATCCGGCATAGGGCATCGCAATCATAAAGGTGCCATCCGGTTTGAGAATGCGCCAGACCTCATTGACAATATCAATCACCAACCAGGGCTTCAGGTGCTCCATGAGGTGTGACATGATCACATTGGTAAACTGCTCATCCTTGAAGGGCCATGGAATGCGTTCGCAATCATGGACGTAATCCACGCCATCCAGTTTCCGTTTGTCCATGCCAATGCAATGGGGTTGCTTGTTCCCTCCGCATCCCACATCCAACCACAACTGGCTTTTCTTAGCTAAATCGGATTTCATAGGTCACATTAATATCCTGGTTGGTATTCCATGCACTTTGGGTAAACGTATTTCCGGCCATAATGGTGCCCGCGCTCGTCGTATTGTTGATAATCCCCACATTCCGAATGGAACTCGCTGCCGTAATGTGGCTATCAGAACTGGCAAAGGTGGCGGTAAACCTCGACGTTTTGGACGATTCATTGGAGAAGGAGACCGTGGTTCTCGTATAGGTGGCGGTGTTGTGTTCAGACTCAATAGAGGTATCAGTGGCCCCCGGTTCCGTTCCATTGCCTAACACCACCCGACTGATTTGTTTGGAGTTGGCTCCCTGGCCTAACAAATCGACCAAATAATGACTGAATCCCAGATTGACCACTTGATTGGGTCTCCACCCGGTATCACCTTTCACCTGCCCGTCCTCGGTAATCTGCACACGGAAAAATCCGCGAATGTTGATGTGATCGGATGGTCGTGACCGTTTTCGTCCCATGATTACTCTCCTCCTCGCAATTTCACCTGACATGAATCCTGCACGTTGATGCTGTCACCCGGTTCTGTTTGCTGACGAATATATTCAAGGTCTCGCTGAATTTTATTGCCATGCGCTACAATCGCACTCCAGGTCTTTTCATCAAACGAAAAGACTTGAGGATCATCATTCTCGTAGTAAAACCGCAGACCGATTTTCCCATCCATAATGCCAACATCGACATGCTTCACGGATCGTTGCTTCATGCTCCCACCCCCATCGTCAAGAGATTCCGCCGGAAGGTTCCACCCGTCACCAAAACCACTGACACGCCTTCACTGACACTAACTGTATCCGCAAGGTCTAATTCCCGGACATCCACCGCAAATTCAACGGTGACGCCCTCACTCACGGTTACGGTCTCTTCCACCTCAATCCCCAGAAAGGGCAACAGGACGGAAGTCGATTCCTCGACGGTGACAGATTCCGAGACATCCAAATTCACATGTGCCCGGACCGTGACTTCTTCAGCGACCGAAACTTCATCGTTCACATTCGGCAATAAAAGAGGCAACAGGACCGTCACGCTTTCACTGACAGAAACCGTATCCGCCACATCAATCTCATGCAGCTTATCGACCAACACCACTGTGACATCTTCTGCAACGGAAATCGCATCAAATACCGAAGGTGTGAGGGCCGGCAAGAGCACGGTGACATCTTCATCGACACTCACACTCTCCGACACATTCATATTTAAATGCGCTCGAACGGTCACATCCTCAGCCACCGTCACTTCATCGTTCACGACGGCATTGAGGTGGGCTCTCACGATAATGGCTTCAGCAATCGTAATCGTATCTGAGACACTAGGCAGTAAAACCGGGAGGAGAACCGTGATATTTTCCGTCACCGTCACCGCATCGCTAAGGTCCACATCTAGCGTCCCACCGCCTGCCGCCGCCACTTCAAACGCAGCCACCACGTGCACCTGTTGATTGCCATCCGAGTTCCAGCCCAGGGTATGAGCGCCGGCGGTGCCGCCGGTCATTTCGGAAAACCCGCCCATCCCGCTCAAATCGATCTGGGCCATTTCAGTCTGGCCGGAGGCCCCTTCGGACACCGAAATCGTGTTCCCATTATTATCCCCGTACGAATCTACAATTTCCGCATTATCGGTTATCGTGGTCACGGTGGTCTGGATCGGGTTTTCGGTGACATCATCATGGACCTCGGTCGCCTCAGCATTCTGTTGCGCCAGATCTATCCCGGTATGCGCACAGACGCGCAACCGCTCGGCTTCCGCCGCGAGCGTCCATACAATATCGCCGGTATCCGTACTCCCACCGGCATTCCACGTCCAGACTTCTCCTCTAGCCTGGTCTGGTCTATTGTGGGAAACCTGCTCGCTAAAATTATTTGTGCCGTCGAACGTCACACCAGTCGTATTCCCGGTCTGGGTGGCATTAATTTCATTGCCGGATTGAGCAAACAGGATTTTGTTTGAGCCGACAGGAACAGTATACGAACTCAGTGTAATGGTATCGATACTCGTTCCCGATGCGGTTTGGACATTGTTGCCGAGTGACATTTATTGGGTATCTCGTGTGCGTGGAATGTTTTTGCCTGTCGTCATTTCCAGTCTCCCATCAACGCCCGTTCCTCCAGCCTGAGCAATCAATCGCCATCTCTCAGCACGAGGAGGAAGTTTTGGAAGACGTGTTCGTCGGGTTGGTGTGTTAATGAGTGGTTCTTTATGATTTGTAATCACCACATCATCTCCCCTGGGAGATTTAACGGTCGTCGTTGGTTCTGGATACTGTGATTCGGAGATCGGATGCACATATTCCCCATCATAGATCCATCCCCCGACTTCTTGCCCTTTTGAGTTCTTCACTGTCGGGTCCCAGTGTTCAGCAACCCAGAGCGCTTCGTAGATACGTGGCACTATGTAATTCCTTCTTTCTTCCTACGCGAGCACAAAGACTAAATTATGACACAACGACCCGATCAACCGCGACAGTACGGCGAAACGGGGTTTGAAATTGACCAAGGGGACTGAGCAGTTTACGTGCTTCACGAAGAACATTTGCTGTACTCGTTGTTGGCGTCGCCATTACTGCACCACCTTCGGAGGCAATGTATCAATCTCCACTGTCGTTTCAGCCATCTCTGAACAATTATCTTCTGAATTCGCTCCCGTCTGTCCGGCGTCATCACACGCTCTCGCATGAACTCTTCCCAATGTTTCCACCTCTCCAGCCGGTAGGGGAATCGTCACATCAGGAATCGACACCAACCCTCCCCCATTTGGTGAAGTAGCCGGAACTACCACCCACTCGCCCATGCCATCCACATCATTGCCCGTCCGATACTCCGTCCGATCCAGGTCCTCTAATGGCGTTCCATCAGTATCAGCGTTCTCCGTAGGCTCTGTATATTCAAGAGTTCCTGTCAATCCTGTACCTGTAAATTCAATCGCATGCGCTGACAATGGCAGGAAGAAAAAGCAAACAAACACAATGATCATGATGCCCTCTTGACTTGTCGAAAGTTTTTGGTGAAGTGGACGGCAGGCCGAACCGGCCTGTGTGGTGGGGTGACCCCATTCATAATGGGTGTAGGCATGGGAGGCAGCTTCGGTTCAGGTAACACGCCATAGGCGAGTACCTGCCAGGCCAGGTTAATCCTCTGTGAGATAGACAGAGACCGTGCCATTATCCACCACATTCAGATAAAACCCGAACGGACAATGATGGCCGGGGGAGCCAAAGGTAATCCCGAGATAGGTATTGGTATCGGTGGCCCGCCCGCGCCAGAGCAGCGTATTCACGTCACGATGGCGCAATTCAATCGTATCCCCGGCTGATGTCGACCCTTCCCAAACGATGGAGTGAATGCGGCACCCTTCAATGAACGCATCCCCCTGCACCTCCAAGACAATCGGCCCGACATTGACAATCAGGTCGTGGGACTTAATGGCCATTTAGGTACGCCTCACCGCATAATCGGCGGCAAATTTATTCAAATGCACTTCCCCGGCCGTGTCATCCCGCGTATCCCCTGGCGGATCAATCACTTCAATTTCATCAAAGAAGTACCGATCCTTCGAACCCTGTACAAAGAATTCATAGGGAACCGGCTCCATGTAACTCTCTCCCACATCCGTTCTCACCCGCATCATCGGATGCACAACGTACACCTCACGACCGGATTTTTTCCCACGTTGGAGAATGAGGGTACGAAATAGATTTTCTGAGGCATAGCCCATGGTTTACTCCTTTTGAAAGAGGAAGGGATTGTCTGGCAATTCTCGCCATCCCTGCGAACGCATATAGGAGAGGAATTTGTGCGTGTCAAACTTGACCAGATGCTGAGGCTCATCTTCATTCGGAATGGTACGCCAGGTATCGCAGACCAAATACCCTCCTGGCTCCAGATGGCGATACGCCCACGCAATGGCTCCATAGGGGTCCCAGGAATGGTCAATGACGCTAATCATCAGCACCGCTTGGGCCTGCACACCCATATCCTGTGGTACAGGATCTTCAAATCCATGAAGCTGCACGTTCTCTGTCAGGTGATGCCGCTGGACCCGCCAACGCAGAAATTTCAGCGTTTGGCTTTTGTCTAAGTCGAGCGCATCCACGACAAACCCTTGCTGCGCCAAGGCAAGAGACGTATATCCAATCCCACACCCGTAATCAATGACCCGATCACCCGGTTTAAGCAGCTTCGGCAATTCATTGATGCTCCAGGCCCGCGCTTCATCGTAGCACACATTAAACCGCGCCAGATTCAAGATCGGCCATTGGTCGTCATCCTCATAATATTCCCTGACGGCTTCCCATGTATCACGAGGTTTTGAAATCCAATGGTCCTTTCTCGCCTCTTTCGACGAGGCCTTGGACATCATGCTCTCTAATTCCATGGAATCCACGACATAATACTTTTGCAGGTCTTCCACCAGTTGCTCATTCAATCTCCCTAAGGCCTTCGAACTTTGGGGAATCGTCCGTGAGGTAATAATGACGGCTCCCCCGACGTGCCCTAATTCGAGAGACGTATCCACCCACACCTCAAACCCTTCGGCCTGCACTTGCTGGCAGAAATGGACATCGGTTCCGACAATCCCATCCACCCAAAACGCCGGTTGCGGCAATTTTTCCAACACCCGTCGATGGATGAGCATACAGCCACCGCCCAGCACGCCATCCTTCAAGCGATGCAGGCCGGGATTCTGAATAATGGGATCGTGCGCATTGAGAAAATCAATGCCATCGAGCCCGTCCTTGCCGGTTTTTCGCTTCATCAACACAGGATGATAGGAGCCCCCGCGTTGATAGTAGAGTGCCCCACAGACATCCTTTTCGTGTGCCATGAGGCGACTGAGTAAATTCGGCGGAATAATCATGTCATCGTCCAGCATGAGCAAATAGTCCATGTTGTTGATGACGGCCAAATCAACCAGATTATTGCGAGCCCGGAATTGTTCCCGCTTGACGATGATTTTGAGATAGAGGTCCACATGAGTCAGATCTTTCCCAATGCGATACGCCATCTGAAAAAAATCCTCTTGCGCTTCCGGGACCACGCCATGAAATCCAGCAATGCCAATGAGTACTTTCAGGTTCTTTGTCTCTGCCTCAGGATGCGGGCGAGGCTTGGGCCAGAGCTTTGGAAACGGCATACAGTCTCCTTAATACGGATTGAGGTTTTTCCAGCCAGTCCACATGATGGCGATACCGGACAATGGCATGGTCCGAGATCCATCGTTCATAGGCTGGACGTTGTTGAATTGCTCCTTGCCACGTCGTCCGGCCACCTGGGCCAACGTCTCATCCGAATAGCCGAAATAGCATTGGGCGAACGGCAAGGCAAAGCGTTGATCCAATCGGTCGGATGTCACGAACCTCCCATTCTGCAAGCGGAAACCATCCTAATTTCAGAAGACAGGCCTCACTCAATGTCAGGTTGCGACAGCCCATCACCTTGCGCGACCCGCAACTACAGCCGCCCTGATGAATCATGCCGTAGGTGACAAGTCGATTGCAGGCCGCTTGTGCGCATCGAAAATATCGTGGGGCTCCTTGTGGGCCATCAGGAACAAAAATGTCCTGGCAACGCCGCCAGTGGGTTTCCCACCAGCGGCGCTTCTCTTGCCATGTTGACGGTCTCGGCTTCATGTTAGAGACACTTCAAGAAACATTGACCCACCCAGGTTGTGGCACTCGTCGCCTTGGCCGCTGTATTAGCCGGCGACATCGCCACGGCAATCTTATCAACTTCAAACATCGGAATGGTTGCCGCACTTGCCAAAAATGGTTTGGCGTATGCCGCAAATCCAGAGGTCTTGACGTACAAGAAGGAACCCTCTGTAATCTTTGATGAGTCCAAGCCTGACCCACCAGACATTCTGGCTCCATTCCGGTAGCCCCACACCTGAATCAGCCCATAATCGTTATGGGCAATGGTTTCAACAGCCACGCCAGCCACGGCGTTGCGGATGAGCCCGCTAATTTTTGTCACGGACACACCATCTTCATCCGTCACCACATCCCACCCACACCATTGATTGGCCGAGAGGGAGGCGGTTGAATAGCTGTTCTTGACGACCACAAACACCCGTTCCGGGTCGGTTCGGTTCACTCGTTGGAATAACATGTGTACACTCCTTTATTCGTGTTCCCTATGGAACATCAATTAGCTGGTAATGGATTGGGAAATGCCGTACAACACGCCATTTTTCCGACGGTTGTTGGTCCCGATGGCCCCCATCCAAAGAATCTGCCCGGTCCGGGCATCCTGG